GCTAAGTCCTTGGGTGGTTGTTGGAAGTTCTAATAGTGTTGCTGCTGCTTTAGATGGAGTAGATCGTTGGGTAACAGATGCTAATTTAGTATGGAATCAACCGGGTGGTGCTCATTCATGGATAGTTTTAAGAAATCCAAGTATACCTAATTATCATGTTCTTCTATCATGTAATCCATTAAGTGGTGGTTCGCCTAATAGTTTTAGAGTTGGTTCTTGTGCTGCTGGATATACAGGCGGAACTACTCTTAATGATCCAACTGGAACTGATAGTGGTTATACTCTCTTAAATGGTGGTTCAGGTGGTAGTGCATGGATAAATGTAGCTGTTGATTTTGCATCGCGTTGGTCTGTTATGCAATCTACAGATGGTCAGTGTACTAGAGTTGTTATGTTTGCAGTTGGTAACATGCAATATTTTTGGGCTTTTGATAAATTAAACTTTTTAACACTTGGTACGCCGGGAGCAGCGAATACAGGAGTTACGTTAGCTCATACTACTGGAATTGCGAATTTTGCGGGAATTACAGCGCAAAATGGCGTAAGTTGTACAATTGCTCAGTCATATGAATCTCAATCTAATCTTACAATACAAAGTGAAATAAGTGGAACATGGGATATATTTCCTGTAGCAGCAGTAGGAAGTACAGTAGGTGGTAGAGGTAGAATTGGTGTATTTCAAGATATGTGGATAGGATCGACAGCTATAGCACCGGGGGACGGATATCCAGCAGCAGGACCAGCACATTTTATACAAGTTAGCGCACAGGGTTTGATAATTCCTTGGAATGATGGACCTATAAATACATCGTGACTCTTAGAGATTGCTATTTACAAGATGCAGGTTCTAATGCTACTATGTCGCAAATGTCTAGTAGCGAAGCTAATTTTTGTAGAGAAAACTGTTATTTAATTCCTATCTCTACAGTCACTACTGCGCCAGTCTATAAATATAAAAATCGTGGTTGGTATGTAGCAGGAGGAGTAGAAGAGTCTTGGGTTACAGTAGGTGCGCCTAGTACAGTGCCACCTAGTGGACATACTCTAATAGGCATTGATTATGTGGTGTTACAACCATAATGGGTAGTAGTTCTGCGCTCCCTGCTGTTGGTGTAGGTGCGACCGGAGCAACGGGCGCAACGGGAGCTACCGGCGCAGGACCAACGGGTCCAACAGGAGCTACAGGCATAGGCTTACCGGGTCCAACAGGAGCTACAGGCGCAACGGGAATAGGTGCTACCGGGCCTACAGGCGCTACCGGAATAGGCGTACAAGGTCCAACAGGAGCTACAGGAGCTACAGGAATAGGTTTACAGGGGGCAACAGGTGCTACAGGTACAACTGGTTCTATTGGGCCTACTGGGCCTACCGGGGCTACTGGTGCTGGACCTACTGGTGCTACAGGTACTACTGGTCCTACAGGTGCCACCGGTGCTACTGGCGCTACTGGTGTTGCGAGTCTCGCTGCTGTAGGTAATGCGCCAAATGCGAATGCTGCAACACTTGTTAGTGGTGTATTTACTTTACAACCGGCAAATAATCTTCTTCCCGGTGTTTTAACTGCTGTAGCTCAAGCTATTGGAGGTGATAAAACTTTTTATGGTAATGTAACTATTGGTGTACCAAGTACCTTAAGTTTTGGTGCAGCAACCCGCCAGATGGTGAATTTGTATGCGACTTCTTATGGTATAGGTGTTCAAGGTGGTGTGTATTATAGTCGTAGTGGAGCGAATTTTGCATGGTATAGTGGTGGTGTGCATAGCGATAGTGCATATGATCCGGGGGCTGGTGGTACACTTGTAATGAGGGTGGATACAGCGGGAAATCTCATTATTCCCGGTAATTTGACGGCAGCGAATTTTTCAGGTACAGGTGGTGGAATTAGTAGTGTTGCTAATATTGGTGCTACTCCAAACGCTGGTGGTGCATCAATAGCAGGAACAGTTCTTACTTTACAACCAGCAAGTGCAACTTTTGGTGGTGTAATTATTTCCGGTAATCAAGTATTGCCTTCTGGACGGAAAACGTTTACTGATGTTTTACTTTCTAATTTACTTTATCAATTCTATGATAATGGTATAACTACAACAACAAGTAATATTGCTTGGGGTAATGGTAGTATTCAAGCTGTTGCTCCAAATAATAGTGCTGCGCTTACTTTTACGTTTAGTCCTCCGCTTTATCCTGCTATACTTACTCTTAATGTTTATGCAGGTGTTGCGGGTCTTCCAACGTTTCCGGCAAGTGTTCATGGACAACCGGGAGTTACTTTAATTGCAGGAAAGAATTCGATATTTAGATTTTTTTGGGATGGCAATGCTATTTTTTATTATATAGGCGGATGTAATAACCAATGAGCTTATCAACTGCTGGTATGAGTTACATGCCATCCTCTCCGTCATCGGGAGGCGTGTCACCATTGGCAACACCGGTAGCGCCGGTAATGCAAGAGGAGATACAAGATGATTTAGCTCGTTATGTAAGAAGTGCTTTCATTGAAGCAGAAATGTATCGCCGGGTATCGGGGGTAGAAGAACGGCTTTTACGGGCATTAAGAGCAAGACGGTATGTATATGATCCAGAAGACGCAGGACTTGTTGGTGCGATTGATGTATATATTGGTCTTACTGCTCTTAAGTGTCGCGCTGCTGAAAGTTGGATTAATGACATTTTACTTAGTGCGATAGATAAACCTTGGACGTTATCTCCTACTCCAATTCCAGAACTTCCGCCGTGGATGAAAGAGCAAGTTGTAGACGCTCTGGAATTAGAGTTACAGCAATCAGGTGTACCAGAAGATTTACGTGCTAGAGCGAAACAGCTTAAAGACGCAGCTTTAAAATATGCTAGAGAAAAAGCTAAGTCTGCTTGTGATGGAATGGAATTAAAAATAGAAGATCAGTTATTAGAAGGTGATTGGCGTCCAGCGTTTGCAGAGTTTATACAAGATTTTTGTACGTTTCCAGCGGCTTTTATGCGAGCGCCGGTTATAGAGAATAAAAGAAGACTAGAATGGAATGGTAAGAAAGTTGTTGAAAAAGTTGATACAATTTATGTATCTCGGAGAATAAGCCCATTTGATGCATATCCATCTATGGAGAGTACTACTCCACAGAATGGACGGTTCTTTATAGAACGTCGTAAGATACAGATGGATGAATTACATTTGTGTCTTGGACTACAAGGATTTAATGATGAGACTATTAGAACGGTATTAGAAAAATATGCTAATACTGGTTTTGAAGAACAACTAAGGCCGGATTATCAAAGAAAGTTTCTTCAAGACACATTTACGCCTACTTTAGATCGAAAGACTTTAGATTTAATCATTTATAATGGTAAAATACCGGGCAAGTATCTTATAGAACGTAATATATTAGTAAAAGACCCGGAGGCACAATATGAATGTGAGATTTGGACGATCAATAACTACACTGTTAAAGCGGTTATTAATCCGTATCCATTACAAGCACGTCCTATATTCTCATCGTCGTTTGTTAAAGTACCGGGCGCGTTATGGGGCGAAGGTTTAGCAGACATATTACGAGATACGCAGAGAGTAGTTAACTCTGCTGCGCGGTCTATTGTACGTAATATGAGTTATTCGTCTGGTCCAGTAGGTGAAGTTGATGTAGATCGTTTAACTGCTGGAGAAATACCAGATGAAGTATTCCCATATAAACTATATCATGTGGAAACAGACCCAACAGGTAAGGGTAATCCTGCTTATCGTTGGTTTGTTATACCCACAGTAGTACCGGAATTATTACAAGTATGGGATAAATTTAGTCAAATAGCGGATGATTTAAGTGGTGTTCCGCCGTATATAATGGGTAATATGCAAGCACAGGGTGCTGGTCGTACAATGGGCGGTCTTAGCATGTTAATGGCTAATGCTGCTAAGGGTATTAAGAATAGTATTTTAAATTTGGATCGTGATGTTATAGAAGATGTAATAACGTTCTATTATAACATGAATATGCGATTTGATGATGATCCAGATATTAAAGCAGATGTTCAAGTTATTGCGCGTGGCGCTACTGGACTTCTGCAACGCGAGTTGGCACAAGCTAAAACTCTTGAGCTATTACAAGCACTTGCTCCGTATGCTATACCGCAACCGGGTGTTGCACCACTTGTACCAGCAGAAGGTATGCAGATTTTACTACGTGAAGTGCTTAAGACTACTGGTTTACCAGTGGATGAGATTATACCTAATCCAGATAAACTAAGTGCGCTTTTAACAAGTCTAGGTTCTGTAGGTGGTAATCCACAGATGATAGCGCAGTTAATACAAGGTATGGCGGGTGGTAGTCCTTCATCGGCTAATGCCATGCTAACAGGCTCCAGCAGCGCGCCTAAGCTCGACGCTCGATCCGCTGTCCCAAGCACGCCGGGGGGCTTGCCGTCGCCTACAGCCCCAACCGCGCCGCCTAGCGGGGCAGGGAGTCAGACACCAGTCAACATGCCTTCAGGGTCGTAGTTCAACAACCGTAGAGAGGAGTAAATTGAAATGCCAGCATTAGTAAAAGTAGGTCAAACCGGGCGTGAAAATGCAGCACCGGAAAACTCATATTATACAGATGAATATGTATATGCAGTTACTACTACAACGGTAATTCCTCATGGACTTGGAGTACGTCCGAAACAGGTATGGTTAGAACTTAGATGTACTGTTGCAGATATAGGATATGCAGTAGGTGACAGAGTTAGTTTTGTTGCTCCTGCATCGGCTTCAGTAAGCTTTAATAATGTTAATATTACAGTAGCACTTACTGTTACTATTCCAACACTTATTAATCCTTCAACTAATGCAGCGGCAGCAATTACGATTGGTAGTTGGAATTTATTAGTTAAAGCTGAAATTGTTTAAGGATAAGACATGAAAATCAGTACTGGCATACCTATTTTTAATACACCGGTTGATCCGCAGGGGACTGAGAACCAGCCCCCCAATGCGATTTTTCATGCCGGTAGTAAGAATTTAATGTCTCATATTATTGACGTATCTGAGACAGCTATAATTGTAAAAGCGTATGGATTTTTGAATGATGCCAGTACTATTACTGTTTGTACAGTTACTACCGAAAGAGATGGTAAAAATTACGCTGCTCCTATGGTTTTAAATGGACGGCATGTACAGTTATCAAATAGGAATAATGTGTTGGTCATTGATATGACCGGTAAGTATACATTCCAGCTTTCGGATGGATTGGGTGTTACTACGTGTGCTTACCATGAATCCGGTTTAGGCTTATGGTCATTTGGATTAAGTGCTTTTGCTATAGCTAATGGAATGTTGGAGTTTGTAGATACGGAAACAACACATGTTGAAATGGTAGAAAATCAAGTTAGAGTATACTTAAAGAAGTCTAATTTGGATAGTAATCTTTTGCAAGTTAGACATTCTCCCACTATTCCAGATGATCCCGGTATTGATCCAAATACAGATGAATATGGACCGGAAGGTTTATATTATGGTATAGATGCGGGTAAATATGCTTATCAATATGTATCTAGTATGGTAGGAAATGATGCTAATTTAGCTGTTATATTTTTACGTGCTGGAGACATATTTAGTACGGTTACTACAGCATATACTGGAACCCCTGCAACTCCTATTGATGTTATTGGTGGTATGACAACACAAGCGGCGCTAAATCTTACTACTCCTTTAAATATAAGTGACAAGCAAATTACATTTGCACCATATAATGATCCAGCAATTGATGCTATTACTGCTTATAATAATGCGAATGGAACAAATGTTGTACCATATTTATGTAGAGAAATCAATTTCCCAACAATAAAAATTACGTTGGTATTACCAACTGATGGTGGGGGTGTTTATGTACCAGTTGGTTATTCTATTGGTGTTAATGGACATATAAGTTTTAGGGGTGTTAATATTGATGTTGGACAAACAGGAACAGTGAATCCGGGTTATTTACTTGGAGCATTTGGTGGATATGGAAAATTAATTTTTGAAGGGGGAAATACTAAATTAGGAAGTATACCTTTACTATATACATCACTTGATGTATTTACGTTTACTGCATCGTTTCATATGATGAGCGATCATACAGTAGCTACAGTAGGACCGCCGGGACCATTATTCTGTAGACCAGCTACTCAGTATTTTATTAATACAGTAGACCCTAGTGTTGGTGGTGGTGTTATGATTCCGGCGTTACCAGCATATCATTATAATGGTGATAATTGTCAAACGTATTTAGAGCCATTAGCTATGTGGCCGGGAATTACAATATATAGTGCACCTAATAGATGCTATAAAAAAGTTATTACATCTGTTAATATTCATTAACCGAGCGAAAGCTCATAACTGAGGAGTAAATGAAATGGGTAAGGGTCTAATGCCAAATGCCTCAACAAGTGGTAGTTCTATGTGGACACCACAGGCGCGTGGTGATACTTCCAAGATTTGGAAGGGTGGTTTTGGTGGTACTGTTGGTGGTGCTAAATCGGGTGGTTCTTTCTTAGGTAAGAATCCCGGTGCTAATGAACAGCGTAACAGTAAGAAGTCTGCCGGTTGTGCAACCTGCGGATGAAATACCGCATTACGCCAAATCAAGCAAGAAAGATAGAGCATTTTGCTCGATCTAATTTTGCTGAACTTTTGGCAGAAATACTACGTGAGAGAGAGCAACAGTTAAATGATGCGTTTAGGCGTGCTTTACCTGAAAATTTTTTAGAAATTAAAGGTAGGGCATTGGAAATTGATTCATTACTAGAGGCTCTTAAAGCTAAAGAGCCTAGTGGAGAATAGACATGCCGGGTTTACCGCAAGCAATGGTTCAAAAGCGAGAGATTTTAAGAGCACAACTAGCTGGTGAAACACCACCGGCTGAAGTTGTGCAACCGAAAGAAGTAGTTATTCCACATATGGATGGTCCAGCGGCTAAACCACCTGTAGTAACTCCAATACCAGAACCAACACCGGCTCCAGTAGAGACAAAACCGGAGCTTACGTTAGAACAGCAGTGGAAAGCGGAAGCGCAGAAAAACGAGCAAAGATGGAAGTCTTTGCAGGGTGTTATTGATAGTTTAGAACCGACTCTGAAAAGAGAGAAAGCAGAACGTGAAAGATTAGAGAAGGAATTAAAGGAGGTACGCGAAGCCCTACCGCCACCACCGGCGATTCCTGATCCTGATGATTTAACGGAAGAAGAGTTAGCAACATATGGCGAATCTCAAGGTGTAATCACCAAGATAGCCCGTAAGATAGCAAAAGGTGAAACTTCTGCCGCTATGGCAGATATTAAAAAAGAATTGAAAGAGTTACGTGAAGCAAATACTCGTGTTCAAACTGATCTAACATCGACCAGTGAAGAACAGTTTATGTCGCACGTAAAATCTAGGATTAAACACTTCGATGATATAGTCGCAAGTGATGAATGGAAACAGTATATTGCTACAAAAGCTCCATACTCGCGCAAGACTGTCTATGACATGTTAGCGCAGGCACATGTGGATCGGGATTTAGATACCATAGTTGAAATTTTTGGGGGTTTTAAACCCTCTAAGGATGCCTTAGCTGCAATGGTTACTCCTAATCTTGGCGGTGGCGCTCCTCCTGTAAATTTAAACGGGAGTCGAAAGCCGATGCTTAAATTATCTGACCGTAAAAAGGTCAGTGATGATTTTGTGAAAGGCAAAATTACTAAGCAAGTACGCGATGAGTGGGATAAACTGTTTAAAGAAGCTGAGGCAGAAGGTCGAATTGATTTTAATGCATGAGGACTAAATCATGGCCGTTGCCGTAGCATCTAGTTACCCTCAATATAGTGGTAACCTTATATCACCGATGTTCAGTATGGACTTGCTGGAGTTGTTTTATTGCTCTAGTGTCTATGGTGAAATTAGTACTACAGAATATAGTGGTACTATTGAAAAATGTGGTGACCAAGTAACGTTCTGGCGTGAGCCTGAAGTTACCATTCGTGACTACGAGAAAGGTGGCACGATTGTACATGATACGATTGATAGTGAGCCAACTACACTTGTTATTGATAAGGCTAAAGACTTTAGTATGGTCATTAGTCAGATTGATGAGAAGCAAATTTGTAATTGGCCGTCTTGGCGTGAGAGTTTCCTGAAGCGTGCTGCGTATCGGTTAGCGCAAGCAATTGATACGTCTTTGTTTGCATCCGTTTATATGGATGTAGACTTAGATAATGCGGGTACGTCTGCGGGTTATGTATCTCATGCGTATAATCTTGGAGCTACAGGTAATCCGGTAGCTGTTACATCGTCTAACATTAATCAGGTGCTTACTTACCTGCATGGTGTTTTAGATGAACAGTGTGCGCCGCGAGAGAACCGCTATGTAGTGATGCCAGCTATTGCATATACTACGCTCTTGAATAGTGACTTACGCGCTGCGTATTTAACCGGTATGGATATTTCTCCGATGATTAACGGGCGTTTGCCGCCCAATGTTGCCGGATTTAATATCTATATTTCTAACTTCTTACCACCGTTCTTTGATGCGGCTGTTAGTGCGAACTGCTATCAAGTTATTGCCGGTGTTAAGATGGCAACTGCGTTTGCTGCACAGATTGACCAAACGCGCGTAATTGAAGATAAAGACTCATGGGACCGCTACTATCAAGGTTTAGCGGTGTATGGCTTTAAAGTACTGTACCCGAAAGGTGTTGCAGCACTTTATGCCCGCTTTAGCTGATAGGAGATAGACATGGCTAGTGTATATGAGTTGTATTTGGGTGGTCCTCGTCAGCAAAATACTGATTGGGCTATCTTTCCAGCGGCTCCTTTTAGTTCGGCAAATACGTCGAATTTAGCACCACCGAGTAAACATCCAGTTGTATATGGTGCGTCGCGTACTCTGGATTTTACTAATGATAAAGCGTTAAGTTATTTTTTGAAGAAAAATTTGGTTACTGGTGCGGTTGTTAATGGTGATGCATTTGGAGCAGTTGTTATTCCTTCAAATTCATTGTTTTTCGGTCTTTGGTATAAAGTGAATAGTATCATTGCAGGTACAGGTGGCACATTTAAGTTACGAGTTCGTGGTGCAGCAGCAGATTTAATAGCGGGTCTTGATCCACATGTTACACCAACAACCGGATTTGCGACTTATCCTAATGCTACAGCAGTACCGGGTACTATTGGTGCAGCGGCTGCATTACTGTTTCATATGTTTACAACACCGGATATTGTTGATCTTGTAGTTACGGCGCTTCCAACGCCAAATGTGTGGTCTGCTTTTAGTATCACACTTACACCAGTGTACTTTAATTTCCAAAGTGGTATGATGAACTGAGTAAGTGGGGTGGTAGTGGAGGGGGTCGCATCCCGGCTCCCTCCTTTTTAAACAAGAGGATTTTACAATGGATCAGCCAAATATTGCAAGAGTAGTAATTTCTAACCGTAAAAATTTAGTTGATAATAGTTTGGATATTGGTGGGCCAACGGTATTAGGTGTTGGTCTTTATATGCGGCATATTGAGTCTGGTCGTGTATATCCATTTGAAAGAGAAGGTGCAAAACGTGAAGATGTAGAGATTTTTAGGCGTGATGCGGCTGGTAATGAAACTAAGATTATCAAGCCAAAGAAAGTAAAGAAGAGTCCTTTTGAGCGTGATAGGGCTGTTAATTACGAAGGTCCATTACCACAAGAACGGATAGGATAATGTCTACCGGGCTGCAAATTATTACTTCTGTATCCTCCTCCCCCTTAAATGACCAAGAGGGAGGAGTTAGTAATCCTGCTCTTAATTTTGTTCGTTGGACTCAAAATGATCTAATGGACTATATGAATAAGGGATTATTAGAGATTAATAATTATAGACCGGATGCTTTTTTAGAAACGGCAGATTTGAATATAATTACAGGGAGATATAGACAAGTATTAGACCCTAGATATAGATTATTAAAATCCATTGACGCAATGAGTCTTACGTCAAATTATAGTCCGGGGGAGCCTATCACTCAGTGTGATTTACAGTTAATGCGGGCATTTTCTAAAAAGCCGTGTTTGCCAAGTGGTGGACAAAATAGTTTTCGTATTTTATCTTATGCTTATGATGTAAAAGACCCAAAGAATTTTTATGTAACACCGATGGTACCAATAGGGTTTCCAACAACAATAAAAGTAACGGGTACAATGGTGCTTGCTCCAGTTGCATATACAGACCCTAATGTTACTGTTGTAATAGACAGTGTTTATCTTACAGCGTTAGGTTTCTTTATAGCGGCAAAAGCATTTGAAGTTGATACTGAATCAGCAACATCCCAAGCTGAAAGTACAGCATTTTATAAAAAGTTTTATAATTCATTAGGTGTGAAGTTCTCGCAAGAGACTAAATATAATTCAGGAACATTTGCTGGTCAAGGTGGTTCTAACCAAATGACTAAATCGAGACAGCCATGAGTTTTATTAATCCAAATGCTACTCTTTCTTGGGATGCGGCATTGCCATATGTAGTACCATATGTAATTGGTGCGCCACCGGAGTTAATTTTACATCATATTCGTATGGCGGCAATAGAGTTATGCAATTGGTCAGGTATTATACACGATATAAATAAATATGATTTGCAAAAAGGTGTACAAGACTATCAGCTTATTACTGATTGTAATTATAATATAATACGAATAAAACGAGTTACTGTAGATGAACGTTGGGATTATACGCCAATTACAGCTAAATTACCGGCTGGAATAGGTGCATATCTGTATCAAATGACTTCACCTACAATGATACATTTGCGCCGTCCACCGAATAAAGATGATCCGCAAGGATTAGAAGTTGAAGCGATTGTTGCACCTAAACAAGATTCGTGTGTTTTAGATAACTATTTATATGAACAGTGGGTGCAAGGAATAGCATATGGTGCTATTTCTACTTTAATAGCACTTCCTAATACGAATTGGTATAATCCAAAAGAAGCAGATAGATACGAGTTAAAGTTCCGAAAGGAAAAAGTTCGGTGTCGTGCTGAAGCAGACCGTGCTTTTGGTACAACATCTATTGCAAAAACTAATCCTTGGGTTGGTCCAGCTAATCGTGGATGGGGTGGTGGTGCCGGTTATTGGCCGGGTGGGGGTCGATAATGTTACAGACTCAAGTTAAGATTCCTTATGTTAATGCCGATACTAATATAGTCGGCGCTTCTATGAAACTTACAGGTTGTAATTGTAGTTGTGCAGCTTGTTTAGGCTGTGTTGACTGTGTATTTTGTACTAATTTAACTGTAAATGACATTGTAATGAATGTATATCGAAAAGGACTTATACCTGATAAACAGTATTTTGTACAATATCCCGCATATCATATACAGGGTATTGATGTTCAATTCTTTATTGATGATTTACTTAAAGAAGCTGTACCGGGTTATTATGTAGGGGATGTGGTAATTAGGGGTAATCCGTGCGGCTCAATTGAGATGCTGGTTGGTGACAATAATACTGTGTTTTCTCCCTATTCTCAGTAGGCATAGCCATGACTTTTAAAGCCCTTCAAAATCTTATAACTAATACCACAGCATACACGGCTGTTGGGGCATCGCAGATAGCATTACCTGCATCTGTCATTGCTATGCTTTCAACACAGCTTGCGGGGGGTTACTATACCGCAGTATCTGTAACTGATGGTGTTGGTTATGAAGTAATGAATATTGTTAGTGTAACTGCTGGTGCTGCTGATGTAGTACGTGGGCAGGATGGTACTGTAGCCGTACCACTTGCTGCTGGATCACAAGTTAGATTTGTTTGGACTACAGCCGGTATTGGTGATGTTGCCCCCGGTGGATCGACTACATTAACTGGTAGTGGCGGAAGTACAGTTACTGGTGGTCCTGCTTATAATGTCGATTCACCAGCATGGACATTTACTGCTGGTGCTGGTATGGATGTTTCTTTTGGACCGGGGCCATACGATGTTTTAATTTCCCAAACTAGTATCGGTACTCCATTTACTTTTACTGGTACTGGTATTGCTGAAGTTACAGGTGGTCCGTATAATTTTAATATAAATGTTGATGGAGTTATATTAACTGCTGGTACTGGTATTTCTATATCAGGTACATATCCAGCATTTACAATAAATTCTACAATTGTTCCCGGTGCGCCCGGTACTGTACTTAATCTTGTTGCTGGTCCGGGTATTACAATTTCTGGTTCTACTCCAACTATTAATCCTACAGTTGGACTTACGCCTACTGGTCCCGGTGCAGGTACATATGGTGGTATAAGTCTTAATGCTTATGGACAAGTGACAGGATTTACTGGTTCATTAATTAGTGGTGTTTCTACATCAACTAGTGGTTTAACATTAGGTGGTCCTACTAATGGTTTGTTGACAATTGATATTAGATCAGCAGATTCAACGCATCAGGGTTTAGTGCAATTAGCTCCAAATACTACAGCAGGATCAAGAGATTCTGCTAATAATACACAAGCAGTTACTCCGGCAGGACTTGATACTGTATTAGATGCTTTAGAGCTTGGACTTACAGTAGATACTCTTTCTGTAGTTGGAAATCAAAATGCACTTTCTCCAACTGCTTATACAAACCCAATTTCTGGTTTCGTAATTCCTGTAATTGTAGTCTCAGGTAGATTTGCAGTCATAGATTTATATGTAGAAATGTATGATCCACTAAGTCTTAGCACTATACAAACTTTTGGTGTTGGGCTTTTTGATGCTACTGGTGTTACTCTTTTAGCTGGTGTATCTAATACAATAGCAAGTAATATACGGCATCTTAAGTATCGTGTAACGGGTCCACTTTCAGGAAATTTAGTAGTAAAAACTACTCCACTTGCTGGTACACAGGTAATTGGAAGCTACTATGCTCATGTAATTGGTAATTAAAATGCCAAGTATTCGGATAACTCGTTTTGCAGGATTATTACCTACAGCTAATCCAAAAGAATTAGCGAATGATCATGCTCAAGTAGCTCATAATTGTTTATTATGGGATGGTTGGTTACATCCTATGCCACAGTGGAAACCAATTATAAATATTTCTAATACACCTGCTGGACTTTTTAAAAATCCTACTGCTAATAGTTTAGCTGTTGTTGCTGGACAACCATTAGGATTTAGTTATGATTATTATTTTGCTAATGGAGTGTATAATATTGGAGAGCCTTTTAATAGTAATTTATTAACTGGTATTTACACTAAAGATTCATTTAAATATATGGGGCATTATATCCCCGGTGGTACTACAAGCCACCCAAAATTTGCATACTTAGG